GGTTCTTGGGTTACCATATACTGATAGAACTTTTCCTGAGATATCAACATCTCTTTTATGAAATCTCCATCAGGAAAAACCTTTAAAGCAATTCCATTCCCATTGAAATAGCAATAATAATATGCCATTTCAGCCTCTGAAAAATACAATTGATGTTGGATTTGAATCCAATATTCATCTGGGAGATTACCATTCTTAGCTAACTCAAAAAGCCCTGGGCCCTTAGGACATTTAATTTCTACGATCATATCTCTTTCTAGAGTAATTCCATCCAAACTGGCCATTTGATATTCTTCCACTATGACAGTAGGAATGACAGCGACGTTCATTAAAGATTCAAAGGCTGCTCGAGCTTCAGATTCTCTTTCTAGACCTTCCCTCATTGCGTTGGTAACAGGAAGTTTTTTCCCCAAAACTTTCTCTTCCCATACATCAAATGCGGTTTTATAAGGAGATCGTCCCATAATCGCAGCAGCATCTGAGGCCCCAATTTTAGTACGCCTTAAATCAAGCCATTCTTGTGAACCTTGTTCCATTATTCGGACTCCTTAGACAAATGTATCTTGATAGCTTTTATCGCTGAAGGATATTTATCTGATGTGAGATCTTCTATGTTAGCAATTTGAGCCCATTTGAACAGATTCTCTTTCAATTCATCTCGACCTTTCAAAAAACCTTCAATTTCTATCACTTGAGATTCGGAAATAGGGAAGTTCTTCGGTTTGTCATCTTCTTTGTATGCCTGAGCCATCTCTTCTTGTGTATAGAGACCGCTTAGTTCAGCAGGAAACGCTTTTCTTAATGCTAATGACTCAGCGCACTTAGCTAGCATCACATGAGGCATACGATCCCAGAATTGAGTAGGATGGCCATCTTTGGTCTTTTGCACGTATTCATCATAGAATGCAGTGACAGCAACTTCATGCCAGGTGCCATCTAGTGTGCATTTCTTGACATATGCAGTCGCAGAGATCACTTCATTCTTATCATTATAAATGTAGTCAGCTTGTCTTCCGGGAGCATATCTACCGGTCCTTTCAGCGATTAATCTGAATCCATCAATGGAGGTTTGAAAGCTAAAGACGTTCTTACCAAGTTTGGAATCCCATCTTGGAACAGGATATATCTGCTTCATCTCAGGGCTTAATCCTGTACGCTTGCAAACATTAGCAAATAAAGTCAGTTCATCTGGAGTCGCACCTTTCATGTAAGTGTTCGTCCATGTGGCTAACTGTCTTGAAAAATCGTCACTTTCTTCATATTTGTGCAATGCATTCGTCATATTCCCTCTCTTCTTGGTCAATAATGTTAAAATAGGCATCCTCGCCGTCATTGATAGACTCCTCAGTTTCGTCTAACCATTGTTCATATTCCCAGCCGTATGCATTCATAAGTGAATCCTTATCACTTAATAGCACGCTGCTTAATAATTTCAAATTTTCAGTTGAACAGAAATTTCCACTTTGCAGAAATTCCCAGAGATTGATATCTTTTTGAGCAGACATTTATACCCCACAAGGTTTTGTCTAGAAGCCTTCGAGACTTCGGCCCTGATTGTAGTCAGGGCTTTTTTTTACGTTTTAGAATATACCATTTGGTAAATATTTACGTCAAGTGTTACAATGAAAAAAGAGTAAATAGGAGAATATGGACTTAAAAGAGTACTTTACTGAAAATTGTACGAACATCACCAAATGGTGTAGACGTCATAAATTGGACAAAACAACCATACATAATGTTTTAAAAGGGAAAGAAATCACCTTAAATATGGCTATGAGAATCTATCGAGCCACCAATAGACAAGTGACGCCAAAAGATTTGGGAGTGGATTTATGATAAAATATTTTCTTGCTGTAGGAATGAGCTTTCTTTTGGCAAGGAACTTAAGTTTTATTCTTCCTCTTTCTATTCCCTATGTAGGAAGCGTCTTATCTTGTCTCTGGGTCTATATTTATCTGTTAAAAGATTAGACAGAAATTCATACCTCCTCTAAATAAGAGTTTATAACCCTTAAACTTGGAGGATCTCATGAACCCAGACCAACTCAAACAACTTATCAACTTTGACTATCAACTGATGACATTTGCAATAGGCATGCATCAATATCTTCAGCCATTGGACGAAAAAGGCTCAAAATTATCAGCAGAACTCATAGAGTTCGCTCAGAGATTTGGAGTTTATGTCTCTGTCGCCAGAATGGATGCTTTGACACCTAATCTTGAAGTGGTGGCCGAATAATGCCTCTAAAAACTGGAAAATCAAAAAAAGTTATATCAGAGAACATAGCTACAGAAATACGAGCTGGAAAGCCCAGAGCTCAAGCCGCTGCAATTGCTTTCTCAAAGGCTGGTAAAAGGAAAAAGAAGTGACTTTCCAATTTGATGAAAAAACCGATTCATTTTATGGTGAATGGGTTCCTTTAACTGAAGAAATGTCTTTAGAAAAAGCTAAGATATATCTTGAAATGTGGAAGGAGATTTTTCTTCAAAAGCATGTTTTAGAATTGCTAGACGAGCGATTTATTCATAAGCCTGATTTAAAGACTTTTTGTCTAAAAATTTGCACAAGAAAGATAAACACAACATAAGGGTTATTATCAGACCTTTAAAAAATAAATGTTTATGGTGTAAAAAAGTGGGTAAAATTCAGATTTGGTCCAGGAATGGTGAATGGAGAGAATGTGATGATTGTTTTCTTAAACAGGAAAAACCCGCTTTTTATGCTGCTGACTTTTCAAAAAGGAGAAAGAAATGTTTGAGGGCGATTTTGGAAAAATCCAATCTTTGATGAATGAAAAAGAAAGTCAAATTGAAAAGATTCAAAATGAATGGAGAATTCTTGATTCTGCTAGAAAAATCTATTTAGCAGCAACTCGACAACATTATGAATTTCAGAACCTAAAGGATTTAAAAGCAGCTATGAGACGAAATTTTAACCCTTTTGATACATTCTCATTGAAAAAAGGAAAAAGAAATGAAAATTTATCCTAATGTTTGCTTATTAGTAGCAAATAGCATTCTTGAATCAATCGATGAAAGTCAAATTGATCCGGATTTAGCTTATGCAGGACTTGGATGTGCATTTCAAAAGATTCATCAAAGACTGGGAAAAGATAAAAAAGAATGGATAGAAACTACAAAAAAAATGTCAGAAATATCTAATTGGGAAAAAAATGACCCTTAAACCCATCGGTCCCCGCATTGTTGTTCAATATAAAAAACTTGAACAGAAAAAAGGAGCTCTCATTATCCCAAATGAAGAGCAACCTCAATTTGCTACAGTCATTGAAGATACCCCAGAATCTATGGAATTCGGAATTTATAAAGATGACTTGGTTGGAATTTATCGTCATGCTGGAATGGCATTTAAAGTTGAGAACGAAACTTATCTCGTCATTGAAATTAAAGATATAATCGCTAAATTGGAGCCGAAAAATGAGACTTAAATTCCCTGATTTGACACAAATTCATGCACAATTCGAAAATCCTTTGAAATTAAAGGATAGAGCTTTTGAAATTTCTGAAATAGCCTCTAAATTCATCAAAAAAATGGATGAACCTAAATTATTTAAAAGGCTCAAAGATCGAATTTTGGAAATTTGGAGGTCATGATTGGACGAAGAAGAAAGAATGAAAGAAGAAGACCTTGAAGAAGTTCCCACTTTCAATGATAAAGTTGAAAGGATGTTGATTTTAACAAATAAAATACTTGTGATCAGCGGACAATCACCTCTTTATGACGAAGTGAATGCTCTCACAGAAGAAATAGACCAAATTTTAATTGAAATGAGACATGGGAACTGGCTGCCTTTTGTGGGATAGATAGGGAGAATTAGGAGTTTTCAACCCAATCTTCAAGAAGAAACTCTAATTTAACACACAAAACGTTTGCCAATTTGCATAAAGATGTAATGTCCGGTTCGACGAAATCACATTCATATTTAGAAATTCTCTTTTGAGTCATTTTACAACGTTTAGCCAATTCTGTTTGATTCCAACCACACGCGATCCTAGCGATCTTTAATTTACGTCCAAAAGAGAATTTTCTAATCATCCTGACAGTCCATTTTACAATGGCCTTCAACTTCCAATTCATTCAAATATTCAATAAATGACTCCACATCATCGTCTGAATCATCCCACATATAGGCAATTTCTTCAGAGTCAAATCCGGCAGCTTTGATTAATTCGTAGTCAGATTCTTTTTGCATGTCATGAATTCGCTCTAAGGCGTTGCAATATCTTTTATCAAAAATCAGTTGACAGTTCATTTCCTTTCTCCTTTCTTATTTACTAATACGAACATTCTAACACGTAGGTTAGATTATTCCTAGACATAAAATTTCTTTTAGTGATAAATCCTCTAATAGAGGTACATATGCAAAAAAGAGACAAATTCGGTCGATATTTAAAGGGAAAAGTTGTCAAGAAAAAGGGCAATAAACCTAAAAAAGTAATGATAAAGAAAGCCCACAAAAGGCTCTGTGATAACACTAATTGTGTAAAGGTCCATAAGACAAAGAAAGGCCTTAATAAAGGCCCAAAATTGAGCGAATTAGACCTATATGACCTTCAAGATATCATTCAAGCTGAAATCATATTTCAATTAGGGAACCAGTGGTAAATGGCTGGAGCACCCAAAAAGAATAAAAATGGTGTTAAATTGAAAGATTCTGGTGTAAGGCAAGAAGCATATCGACAATATTGCGAACATATAGCATCTGGAGAATCAAAAGAAGCTTGGGTATTTGAACATCCAGAACTCACATGTACTCACAAAACCATGGAAAAATATATTAGAGAAAATCCGATTGAGTTTCCCCCCTTACACAAAGAAGTATCTGAATCTAAATCATATTCACATTGGACAGGATTGGGAAAACGTATGATGCTTGGCCAAATTGAAAAGTGTCAGCCTGCCATATTTCAAATGTTCATGCGAAATAAATTCGATTGGGATAAAGATCAGACTGATGAAGTTGCAGAATGTGCAGCGGATAAGATCCTTGAAGCTATAAATAAAAGAGCTCCAAAGGACAAAGATGACTAAATTGAAAGAGCTCAAGTCATATGTCTTTCGAATTAAATTCAGACTGATTGACCCAGATTTGAAATCAGTTCACGAATCACGCAAATTGATTGGAGAAGCACTTTCGAATATGCCAGTATTCAAAGACATTTCAATTGAAGAATTTGAATGTAGCGTCGATTTGAGTCAGCCTGAAGTGGATCAGATCACTTTGGATTATCTGCTATCGCATCCCGATGGTGACAGATGAGTTTCTTGTGAGCACTTTATCTGATTTCTTTTCTCCAAAACAACTCTTATCTATTCGAGAAAGCAATGCTTCGATTAATATCTGGGAAGGATCAATTCGTTCAGGTAAAACACATGCATCGTTATGGAGATTTGTTGATGAGGCTTCACGAGGGCCCGCTGGTGATTTCGCTATTATTACTCGTACTTATGACTCTTTTGAACGTAATATTCTGCCTGAGCTGCAAAAGATACTCGGCCGTCATGTACGCTATTTTCGAGGAAAGAGACAGCTCTTTATTAAGCAGAGAAAATGTCATGTCATCACAGCCGATGACGCAAGCGCAGAGGCTAAGATTAGAGGATGTACATTAAGTGGTGCATACGTTGACGAAGTTACAATCATCCCAGAAAATGTGTTCATTATGTTGCTTGGTCGATTATCCATTGATGGAGCTAAGCTATTTGGAACCACGAATCCTGATTCCCCTTATCATTGGTTTAAACTATGGATGGAAGGCAATCCAGATCTTATCTCCTTCCAGTTTGTCATGGATGACAATCCGTCTCTTACAGAAAATATCAAAGATATCTTTAAACGACAATTCAAAGGACTATGGTATCAACGGTTTATCTTAGGAAAATGGGTTCAAGCAGAAGGAGCTGTATATGACTTTTTCGATGAAAAGATTCATGTTATTGATTTCCCTCTATCTACTGCTACCAGTTATATTGTGGGTATTGATTATGGGACTACTAATCCGTGTGCATTCGTTCTTATCGGGATAAATAAGCATAGATATCCAAACATATGGGTAGAAGATGAGTGCTATTTCAATTCAAGAGTTACTCAGCGTCAGAAGACTGATGCAGAGTACGCAGAGGATCTTAGAAACTTTATTGAAGGAAGAGCAATCACGGGAATATATCTTGATCCTAGCGCAGCGTCTTTTCGAGCAGAACTTATCAAGTCTGGAGTTGATAATATCCAAGATGCAGATAACGAAGTCATCGATGGAATCCGATTTGTCGCTAAGCTTCTCAACCAAGGAACATTCAAAGTCTGCCGAAAATGTAGACACTTAATCGCAGAGTTTCAATCCTATGTTTGGGATGAGAAGAGCTTGAAATCAGGGATTGATAAGCCTAAGAAAGAGAATGATCACGCTTTGGATGCATTACGGTATGCCCTCTATTCTCATTTTTTCTTATCAGAACAGGGCGCTCTTACTTCAAAGGATCTTGATCGGAATTACAATCAAGCTATGGGGATTCAGGATGATTTGCCTCCTTTCTTTCAGCAGCCGAATCAGGGTCATCGATTGCCGTCTGGGTTTTGAACTCTAAGGTTTTTCCGTATAGTTCATTTTTTATCTCTCTCTTGTAGCAGCTTTTTGACTGCTTCAAGGTCCTCTCCATTCCCCTTGAAGATTAAACAGCACGTAGTATTCTGTGAATTAGTCCCACCAACCATTCGCCTTCCTGTCCCCTCTGTCCCTTGTATGTCCGCTGTCTTATCCCACCAATCGTAATAGTCTACGAGAGATTTACTCATTTCTATAAAAACTTCAGACTCAGTGATTTTCATCCGGTAAATCCCCTATTTCAATTTGTTCTTCTTTTAGGCGCCTTTTTGCTTCCTGATAAAATTGCAGATGAGTTTTATAGTCTGGAGGGTTGGCGGTCAATCGAGCTCCTGAGCGAAATGTTATAATCATTTCATTTTTCAAAAAAGTGACCTTTTGGAAGTGATCCCAGCGCATTTTATTTAGATCTTCTTGTGTAAAACTCATCTGTTACCTGTCATTTTGATTGTTCAGATCGAATTTAGATAAAAGTTGGAAAGTGCCCTTTAGACTTTCTATATTTTCGAGAGGATTGGTATTTTCATCTAAAGCTATGTTTCTTTTTTCGCACCAATCTTTCACCATTTTTCTTCCTTTATCAGTATCCCATTTTAGAGCTACGAGTTCATGAACTGTCGGGTCTGTCTTGTATTCACTTTCGGTACAAGAGGCCAGTTTGCCTTCAGTAGGCTTTAGTTTTTTGTTATGAAGTTGACATTTCCCGCAATCAAAAAATGTGCATCCTAACTCAGATTCTGGGAAAAATGGAGAAGCTTTAGATTCTGATCCTTTTAAAGCTGGACTAAGAATATAAATATTGCCTTCCTGAGAGCTACCCCAAAAATCTTTCATTAGACGATCTTCATAGCCAGCGTCTATTATCTTCTGAATATCATCCGGAGTTCCCCAGCATGGGCGCTTACACATAGATTGACAAATATTGCAACGGCATTCAGATTCTTTTAAGGTTTCAAGCTTACTTGTCATTCTTACCTGTCATTTTGACCTATCAGATTGATAATCATTTTGATTGTCATTTTGATCTCCTAATTCTGCAATAGCTTCAGAGGAGCTCGTGTGGAAATGCCATTCAACAAATCCCACCACTTCAATCTTTTCCCATGCCAATCTTAAGTATGCAACTCCGTTATAACGCGTGAGTCCTTTATATTCCGGAACCAGGGCAAGGTATCCTTGAATTCCAAAATCTAAAACCTCCGTAACAATACAGAACTGACCTCCATATATTTCACAGAGATCAGGATTAATCTGAACTATCGTACCTAATTTTATATCAGGTTTCGGTTGCATTTAACACCAATTTGACCCGGGTAAAGGAAAGTTTTGACTGGGATGATAGTGCTTATGTCTCGTTCCTTGGTTCAAAATCGCTCTCATCTCAGCATTGGACATTTTTAATGGTTTTGCTTGTTCTTGGATGATTCTATTAGCTTCATTCTGTAAGCGGTTTGCTTGTGCGATACGCTCAGCAGCGAGCAATTGATCCGACACCATAGTATCAATCCCCTTAGTGGCTTCAATAACCTTTAAGGAAGCAAAGTCATCCACTACCTGAGATAATTGTTGAACAGACTTCTCTTGATAATACTGACCAGATATTCGGAGATCAGTTGATATTTTATTCACTTCTCTCATTGAACCGCTATCCCATACCTGTCGATATACTGCTCTTTCTTCGCTTTGGGATAGTCCTTCATTTACGTTTCTACTAAATGTAAAATTTCCGGCTTTTGATGTCATTTTCTCACTCCTGTTGCGCTAGTTTCAAGGTTTCGGTTCAGTTTGTCAAATCTTTCGTGGCTCTTTTCAAAAGGATTGCTATGTTCTAAGTTCTCCTGATGAGAACAGCTACAGAGAAAAAGTAAAAAGAAGCCAATTTTAATCATTTTTTCTATCGATTGCTATTGTTAAGAGTAGGGTGCATCCGAGAATTGTAGAGTGCATATTATCTTTGTGCTCTCCGGATATAAGACAGACCAATGCAAGCGCGAACATAAAAAAGTTTATCATCTCAAAAACCCCATTGACTCATCGAATTTAAGCAGAAGAAAGATAAGTATAATGATTGAGAAGATTATGTAAAGAAGTAGTTTGGTCTTCACTTTTTGCCATTGCTGAAGCATTCTTCGCAAAGCGTAGAAATCCATGCAGTGTTTCTTCGATGCCCAGGTTTTCCGCAAAGTTCACAAGTTTCAGAAGATTTTAACTCTGCTTCTTCTCTAAGTTTATACATTTCATCGGTTGCATGAGACATATAAAATCGCAATGTTCCGAACTTTTCTTTAACTTGTATAGCATGAGGGTAATCGTATTCTTCGAAATAAGGAACTTGCTTAAAGTTCTTAATTCTTGCAACGCATGGAGTGACTCTTTCTCTGAGGCATTTCTCAATCAAAGGCTCTAGTTTGTTTGCTAATTCTTCGATAATATCAAGCCATCCATCCTGGTGTTCAAAGTAGGAGCAATAGGCAAAGAGAAGAGGATGGTCTTTGATGATCTTATCTCGACGTTCTTGATTCACAAAATCACCCTTGAAAAATAGTTGAGTCTAAGTATTTCTTAATGGCCATTACGTCTTCCTTGTCTCCTTTAAATATCATCACGATTATTTCCTTCTTGGTTTCCGGAATAGAAAAGCCAGCAGCGAATATAGCCCTCTCTGTTGGAAATTCGGTACTGGCATGCCAGTTGACCATTTTCCTTGCTAATTCTCTGAATTCTTCCTGAGCAGAGAGTTTGGTCACAAAATCACCTTTATTGTTTTATTTAGACTTTTCATCGCATTTTCCTGTGAATAAGTGTTCAATCAGCTTCATTGCATCTACCAACTCTTGAGGATATCTTTGCGTTGGATGAACCATATTGCGGATCTCATATACTATAGCTTCAGCATATATTCGAATCTTTTTTCGCGATTCGTCTAGTTCTTCAAGGCTGGGATCGCAATAACAAGGCATATTTTATCTATAGGATTATTCTTATTGGTTTGTTGACAGGTTCATAATGTTCGTTGACGTGAGAGGCGTTGACATATTGAGTGTTATTCCACCTAAAGGGCCCTTCTTGACCGTAAGACTCATGGATATGACCAAAGACCCATAGTCTGGGGTTAAGTCTTTTCATATGATGAGCCATTAAAGATGTTGAACCAACCTGATATCCGTCGGTTGTCCAATCCATAATTGTAAAAGGAGGAGAATGTGTCACCAATATATTAACGTCATCTGGAATCATGGCCCACTTTTCTGCTAACTGCTCTTCGGTATCCAAAGTAAACGCCTTACAATGAGGATTCATACCCTCGAAAGATTTGGTCCAGGGACTTCCCCATATGCGCAGGCCTTCGAATTCAGTGCCTGAATCGAGTAGATATTCAATCTTTCCTTTGTCTACCCATCCACATTCGTAAACTACGTTGTCATGATTGCCAGCAATAATAATTATTTTTTTATAGGCTTGAATAAGTAACCAATCTTCAAAATCTTCGATTTCTGAAATCGTGTCTTTTTTTGTCCAATCCCCTGCGACAATGAGCAAGTCGCCTCCTTCGAGTTCTGGGTAATGACCGTGGAGGTCGGAAATGCAGGTTACGATAGTCATAACTTCTCCTTAATGTCTAAGCAAAGATCTTGAATCGTCCTCAGCCTGCACCAATGGTCGAAAAGGAATACGAACGTGATGGCAAAGAGAAGTAGGATGACGGCGTATTTCATTTGTTGTTTTGTTCTTCTTTCCATTCAGATCCTTCATTCATCGAACTATGTTCATCGCAATATACTGTCCATTTAGTCATTAATGATCTTCTTCTTTTTTCTTCTCAATTTGCGCTTAACTTTCGATATATCTTTTTTTATTTTTGTTTTTTTTGCCACTAATCGTTTTATTGAGTTAAGAAGCTGAGCATATTCATTAGTCATTTCGGTGGCTCCTGATACCACTTTTTATAATGCGCCTTTACGCCATCTATAACTTCGCAAAAGTCATTATAATCAAGCCCAGAATCCATGTGCATGTTTATAAAAGCGGACATAAACGCCCCGGCCCAAAGAGTCATTTCTATTTCTGGATGTAGTCTGGTTAATTCATGAAGCATTTCATAGGCTTTTTCAGTTTGGTCTTGATCGCTACTTAAATTTCTTCTTTTTTTCATTTCGGAGGCTCCGGTAACGGCATCCAATGGGTATAGCCTATATTCCATTCTAATACTTCGCCATCAGTCAAAACGTATTCTCCATCTCGAAAAGCCAATATTAAGACATTTTCCGGCAGCCGATCCTTAACGCTGATCCATCCACCTTCTTTCAAGCTCTTCTCACAAACCACCTGACCACAATCCTTACAAACATGCTGTAAGTTTAAGTGGCCTCTTTTTTGACATTCGTTCATTTAAGATAATTCCAGTGTCTGAGGCATTTAAAATCGATCCAATCTTCCATTCATTTCCTTATCTTTGAAAAGAAATTCTATATCGTTTAATGTAAAGTAAATTCTTTAATCCATAGGTTTAGGTCTACATGACGCTTTTCCCTCAACTTTCAGATACCTATTATACAGATCAAGATCATGATGTCCTTAAGTTAATGGACTATACGTATGCCAAATATATCACAATTAATCAATCTTTTTGGTCTGAAGCAGAGCTAGATCAAAGATTTAGAGCCGGAGACCAATCCTTGTGGAATGACATCTACGGCAACATTCCTGCTTTCCGTCGAAAACAATTCAATTTCAATCGAATTCGGCGAATTACGAATATGATTACAGGTTATCAGCGCCAACATCGAAAGTCTACGGTTTGCACCCCTATTGAGAATTCAGATGAGGCTACTTCAAATCAATTTAGCAAAATCCTGCTTTGGGATGACCAAAAGAATCACGTTTTGGAAACGATTTCAGATGCATTCGATGGTGCTGTTGTCACAGGAATGAATTTGCTTTCAGTTTGGATGGATTATCGAAATGATCCAGTCAATGGAGATATAGCAGTCGACAACGTAGCTTTCAATGGATACCTGATTGATCCCTATTTTAAGAAAATGGATCTTTCAGATTGCAATTCAATTTGGACAAGAAAATACTTGTCGCGCAATCAGGTGATGTCCCTTGTTCCTGGAAGAGAAAAAGAAATTCTCGACATGAAGGGTTGGGGAAATCGCGATGGCAAGTTCCAGTTCATGCCAGAGTCTTATAATTATGGTATGCAGGATCTTCTAACTTATGACGAATTCTGGTATTTAGATTCGCGAAAACAAAAGCTTCTTTGCGATGTTCAAACCGGCGAAACAATGGAATGGAGAGGACAAGATGAGGATCTTAAGGAATTTTTACGAGCTTATCCACAAATTCACACACTTGATCAAGAAATCCAAACAGTCAAGCTTGCCATTACAGTACAGGGTAAAGTTCTTTATAATGGTCCTTCTCCTCTTGGGATTGATCGTTACAGCTTTGTTCCTGTCTGGGCCTATTACGAGCCCCAAATGTCAGACTTCCCATGGAGAATCCAGGGAGTTGTTCGTGGATTACGTGATGCGCAATATCTTTATAATCGGCGACGAGTAATTGAATTAGACATTTTAGAATCCCAGATTACCTCTGGTTTCATGTACAAGGAAAATGCTTTAGTTAATCCTAAAGATGTCTTCTTGCAAGGACAAGGTCGTGGCTTGGCTTTAAAGGCAAATGCCCAGCCTGGCGTAGACGTTGTTAAGATCGAACCCCCTCAAATTCCACCTTCAATGATTCAGTTATCAGAGCTATTAGGTAAAGAAATTCAAGAAATTTCGGGTGTTTCAGAAGAATTGCTTGGAATGGCCGATGATGACAAAGCTGGAATTCTGTCTATGCTTCGTCAGGGTGCTAATTTAACTACACTTCAAGGTCTATTCGATAATTTAGATTATGCTCAAAAGATGCTTGGTGATATCCGAATTTCATTAATTCAAGCCAATTGGACACCTGGAAAAGTCCTAAGAGTCATCGGTGAAGAGCCTTCACAGCAGTTTTATAATCGAGCTTTTGGTAAATACAAAGCGATCGTTGAAGATGGTTTAAACACCTCAACTCAGCGACAGATGCAGTTCGCCCAACTTCTCCAATTACGTGAAATGGGTATACCGGTCCCTGCCGAAATATTGGTTGAATCTTCTACTTTACAAAACAAGGAGAAACTCACAGATGCTCTCAGTAAGCAAGAACAGCAAGCGGCGCAAGCGGCCCAAATGCAGCAAGAAACGCAAATTGAACTCCTCAAAGCTCAAATCGAAGATCTCCATGCAAGAGCCGTCGCAAATCAAGGCCTCGGACATGAACGTGCAAGCCGTATTCAAGAAAACCAAGCCCTTGCAGTTGAAAGAAGAGCGGCTGCCCATAAAGATTTGGAGCAAGCTGAATATGAAAAAGTTCGAGCAATTAAAGAGCTCACTTCGATCGATCTGGACCAAGTCCATAGGGCAGTGGAGATTCTGAAATTAATTCAAGATAAGCCTGAAGAGAAAGAAAAAACTGTTCAAAAAAAGAAGTCTAAGGCATCTAAAAAAATAGCTTAATCTAAAAGCTAAGGATGCATGTTAAATGGCTTGGATCTTTTTAGTGGCATCGGAGGACTCTCACTCGCCCTTAATGAGTTTGTCAGACCTATCGCGTTTTGCGAAATTGACCCTTACTGTCAAGGAGTCCTACTCACACAAATGCGCCTCGGAAGGCTCCAAACGGCTCCAATCTGGGATGACATTAAAACATTTAGGGGAGACAGCCTACCACAAGCTAGTCTTGACATCATTTATGGAGGGTTTCCGTGCCAGGACATCAGCATTGCAGGCCATGGAAAAGGCTTGGCAGGACAGCGAAGCGAATTATTTTGGGAGATCCATCGCTTGGCCAAAGAAATCAAGCCCAAGTTCATATTCCTTGAAAACGTCCCAGCTATCACTTCCAGGGGTGGAACCACAATCGTTAGGGCAATTACCGAAATGGGGTATGATTGTAGATGGTGTGTTATATCCGCTGCAAGCATTGGTGCGCTACATCGTCGGGAAAGGTGGTTCTTTCTTGCCCACTCCAACCACAATGGACAACCTTCCTCCAAGATCAATCGAAGCACAGCAGAAGGTATTCCAGACTCACAGGAAGGGGAGAACCCAGTCTTGCAATCTAAGAGAATGGATTCATCCTCAAATGTGGCCAACGCCCGATGCTGCGAATCGTGGAGCCAGAAAAAATCAGAACGGTCATCATTTCACACTCCAGGATGCCACAGGTTCTGGGAAATTGAACCCGACGTGGGTCGAGTGGCTGATGGGATATCCAAAAGAACACACCGTCTTAGAGCATTGGGCAATGCAGTGGTTCCAGAACAAGCGAAAGAAGCGTTCAAAATCTTAATAGGATTAAAATGATAATCCACGGAGACTGTTTAGATGAGATGTGCCTGATCTTTTCGACCAGGCCCAAGTAATTTAATACCGATATCCGATATTCAGATTTGATCCAATAATATGTGTCAAATCGTCATTTGGAATTTGCATATAATAAGGCTCAAGCTGAATTTCCCAATTCTTTTGAGATCCTACATGCCATATCATCGGAAATCCAAGCTGCATTAAAAATCGTGTGTCATTGACTTCTACAGCGGTTAAGTGATAGGTTTTATTAACATTTTCATTCATGAATTGGAAAGTGGGAAGCCTTCCTTCTTGTAGAATAACTCTATCGATTTCATCTTTATCAGGAACAACTTTAGTAGATTGTTTAGGTTTGCTTTTTCTTTCTTCACAGAGATATCTTTTTTGGGAAATGCTTCTACAAAGCTTCATATGAACACCCATTTCAAATGTTTCCCCAAATTGGTGTAAATATTTAACTCCCAAAGTTCCGTAATTCCAATTCTTGAGTTTGCCTTCCTGTTTTTCAAATGAAAATAAAGAAAATCCTACACCTCCGTAACCCGTCACATGATCATTTAAAGCCATTTGGTAATTGTACCCGAGTCGAATTTCACCATTCATGAAAATGTCTAAATTGTTTTTGTTCGATTCTTTCGTCTGAAGAATTGACGCAACCTTCATATCAACTCCAGTGTAAAGTGAATCGGATTTCACTCTTTCATATCCAATATTCAAAAGACCGAAATTTATTTTGTGTTCATGAGATTGAAGTATTGCAGCAGATTCACTTCTGCTATCTGCAACCAGATTTAAAATAGGGCATAAAATCAAAACTCCAGCGAAAACAATTTTTTTCATACATCTCCTGCTTTGGGGTTAAATTTAAAAATAACACCTTAGCTGAAGTGTCTTTCTAAAAAAAGACTAAAAATATTTTTATATATTATGTATAGTGAGGTTAAGACAACCTATACTAAGGAGATATTTATATGGGTAAAGCACAAATGCACGGAGAATCGGAGCACGAAGGAAAAGTTTGGGGACGCGGCGAACATGCCAACATGCCTAAAGAAGTGAAGATGGATAAATATCCAAAAGCACACGAAATGGGTCCAACAGTCGAAAATGACACAATGAGTCGTGTAGATGAAGAAAACTCAAGAGCACATTCTAAAACACGCAGCCACATGTCTAACCAACACTAGAGGTCTTTATGGCTAAGTCTGGAAATGGCTACGTAAAGCGCTATAACGTGCAAAAAGAACATAAGGATTTTGGAGATACCAAAAACTATAACTTTAAGTCACAGGATCAGCCGGTTTCCCGTATGGGAGATGAAAGTTTTGCTAACATGCCTGAAGCACCGATTATGAAAAATTTCTCAAGATCTCATAATTATAGATGTGGGGTCGTTAACGATTTCAGTTGCGGACTAGAAGAAGAATCGGGTATTCAGGAAAATAAAGTTTATCCGAATAAATTTCAGGCGACTTAAATATGGTGATGATAAAGCCAGCAGGAAAAGCCGGCAAGATAGCTAAGGCAGTTATGAAAGGTAAAGGCATAAAATCTGCCCCGACAGGCGATAAAAATGAGAAGTTAAAAGTTAAGGGTCCTTTTCTTCAACACTAGATAAATTTAGGAATGTATGGACAAAGCTATTCGTAAGCTAGAAAAGATAAATAAGAAAGAAGGCAAAGGACTGAAAAGTCTAGAACGCGCTGATAAAAAACGTGATAAAACGTGTGAATACGGCGCTAAAATGATGAAAAAGAAGAAGAAATGACAATCGCTTGGGATGGTGTTTTCGACTCTTTGATTATGGAGCCTCAGTTTAGAGAATATGAATCAGCTCCTAAACATGTTAGAGAAAGGCTTGCGAGCCAACTTGGTATGACATTAGAACAATATGACGAGAAACTCCATTGGGGTTTTTCTGAATTTTACGATTAGGAACACATGGCTAAGAAATGGATACAAAAAGCGATTAAACATCCTGGAGCTCTTCATAAAGAGCTTGGTGTTCCTGCTGGAAAGAAAATCCCAGCTGGCAAACTAAATGCCGCTGCTAAAAAAGGCGGAAAAGAAGGCAAGCGCGCCCGCTTGGCTAAGACTTTAAAAGGCTTTCATCACTAATAGGTGAATAATGAAAAAGACACTCATCGTTTTTACTCTTACTCTTCTCTCTCTTTCTGCGCACGATCATGATCAAACTGTAACTTTCAACATTGACAATCGCGATACGAAGTTTTTCTATCAGCTGGATATGCAATTCAAGCATCAATCCACTTTTGAACTTGAAGACTATCATGGTATTATTTTACATGCTTTATTTAATCCTAGGCTTGACAATTCACTTCATCACGAGCTAGGTGTTGGATATCGTCTTATGTATGAAGATTTCGGCTTTGGAACGAATATAGTCTATGCGAACCAATATGCTTTTGGTTTTTTCAATCATAACCTCGTTCCAGGGATAGAAGTTTTCTATAAAGATTTTGCATTTGCCTATAATCGATATTTGCCTATAAAGACTAGCGTTCAAAAAGGTGATTTGACATACTTATTTCATGATGTTTCAGAAATATCCCTATCTTATAGGTTTCTCGAAAAATTCCAGATTGGTTTTACTCCGTTTTACAACAATCAGACAAAACGACTCGGATATCGAGGAGTACTTGGTGCATCTGTTTTTGACAATATCCAACTCTCAGTAAGTCCTTATTGTGAACCTCATGTTCAACATGGAATTGCTTTTTCCATTGGATACCGTTTTGGTGGAGAGAAAGATACTCTCAACTCTCCTCTTACAAAATCCAATCGATTCTTCTACACTTCCAACAAAAAGGAAGTTAAGAAGTTTACCCCTGTAAATTCTCCAGTAATTATGCCCACAACAGCTCCTGTAGTGATAAAACCAAATGATCCTGAAGCGAAAAAAAGTTGGTGGGAAAAATTAACTGACCTCAATATAAAATCGTGGAAGTAAATATTTTCCTTTGTTAACTTGCAGAGAACTATTAAGGGAAAGATATGATTATAAAGAGCCTACAAAATAATCTAGTCTTAGGTCGGGATAAAATTAAAAAGAATCCCGCAAAACTGGGTCAAGCTGTCTATGATATCATAAGCAAAGAGCAGCAAGATCAGACCGTCGAAGCTACAATCGATGCTATGACTCCAAAGTATTTTGAAGAGCTTATGAAAGCTGTCGATAAGGGATGCAAAGACTTTGAGTCACCTTTCTATATAGTCGTTCAAAGAAAAAAAGAGACTATTGGTGGTTCTGTGATGAATGTCTTGAAGCATCAGTATGTTACTCGACAGACGAAACCTTATGCAAATTATCTAAGAAGCGAGTTTCCAAATGCTGATCACGATCTCTATGAAGTTGATTCAGAAAAAGGCACGATGACCCTTCTTTACACGCTTCCTAACGCACAAGACTCAAAGACAATTCTGAAGAATGCAGAATGTTATGATCCAAAACTCGTCGAATGGATTGTCGCCTATAATCGAGGTTCTCTGGATACGAAGGCAATTGCCCCAGATAATTAGCCCATCCGATGACTTCAAAATCTCGATCTCCTAAACCAAATGAGTCGTTTTGAAATAATCTGACAATTGCCTTTTCTCCAGGTAACTTTACCCATACTAAAGAACCATTTTCTGGAAGTTCATCAAGAGAGTTGAATTTCATCAATCACCTTTAATTTTATCCATTTGATCAAAAGAAATAGCCTCATATGGCAATGTCTGAGAAATGAATTTGTCGCCATTTGAAATGAAAAGCCTGGAATCTTCGGTTCTATACCATGCATATCCATGAAAGTATTTCTGAAGATTAGGACTATCCTTTGATGTTTTGTCTTTGTATTCCCTCCATTCAAGAACACTAATTTCATTTTCTACATCATTACAAAAACCTATCGCCATTTTTAATTCTTCTTGGGTGGCTTCCCCTGCCTTTGCTCTTTCAAATGTAAAATTCCACAACCAATCGGCATTTTCTTTTCTTCTTTTTAATTCAGCTAATCGCATTTTTTCACCTCTTACTATCTTAACAATCTCTCTCTATTATCTCAAATCTATAAAAATTATTTGACATCTTATTGCTCTATCTATCAAATTGAAATTTGAAGTTGATAGTAGCTGCATCGACGGCTACTCGCACAACCTGCGCAAGGTTATCGACTTCACTTATAGGCAGAAAAGAGATTCGCCATCTCAAAGGAATGCACATGCCAGATGAAAATAATGAGGGTGTAGAGCCAGAAGTGGCCGAAGTTGTCCCCCCAACTGAGTCTAATGAAGGTGCAGAAGAAAAGCAGAAGGCGGAGTCCTTTGCGAAAAAGTCGGAAGACCAAGATCGCAATTGGAAAGAAACCAGACGCAAAATGCAAGAACTAGAGCGAAGAGCCAAAGAACAAGATGAATTGATCTCACAGTTAAAAGGGCCCCAAAAAGCCCCAGAAGTTGATGAACTAGACAAACTCGGCGACGAAGATATCGTCACTAAAGGCCAAGCAAAAAAGCTGGCTGCAAAAATGGCCGAAGAAATTGCCTCAAGAGTCATCCGTGAGCGTGAAAACGCAACTGTAGAAGATCGACTAAATCAAAAATTCAATGACTTTGCTCAAGTGGTTACACGCGAAAATATTGAACTTTTAAAAGAAACCGAACCAGAACTTGCAATGTCCTTAGCGCAAAATACCGACCAATACAGTCAGGGTATTGCGGCCTATAAGTTAATGAAAAGATTAGGAATAGGAGAAGAAGTGGTTAAAGATAACTCGAAAGAAAAACAGAAAGCTATCACTAATTCACAGAAGCCTCTATCCGTTCAGTCTGTCACTAAATCTAGTGCCATCGGCAATGCTCATATGTTTGAAAATGGTCTTACTCCCGAGTTGAAAAAGAGCTTATGGGAAGAAATGGAAAGAGCGCGTAAAGGATTTTGATCCTGGTTCATAAATAGGAACAAACAATGTCTATTACGACAACAAGTGTGCTTCCGGCACCAGTGCAGCAAAGCTTTAGCTTTAAACTGCTCTCAGTACCGGTTCCGTACATGATCCATAAGATCCCCGCAGATCTTAAGGCTATGCCTCGCAATGGTGGTACTACTCTCAGAATGAGACGGTATAATCCCCTTGCTACAGCTCCAGTTCCCCTAGGGAATTCTGGAATCACACCACCTCCGCAACAACTCACCTCGGTGAATATTGATGCACAGATGGATTTTTATGGTACTTACATTCTCCTTAACGAACAAGTAACTCTTCAGAACCAAGACCCAGTCTTGAATGAAGCGACTCAACGTTTAGGCGTATCCTTACGTCAAACTGAAGACCAATTGATGAGCTCTATGCTCGCATCAACTGCGTCATTCATTAACTGCGTTGGCGGAACAGATGGAGATAATCCTACTGAAATCACTCGCTCAGACGTTGATACAGTTGTAAGAACTCTTCGTGGAAATAATGCTTATTCCTTCTTAACAGGAGTTGGCGGAGAAGATAAATTTGGAACAGCTCCAGTACGTGATGCGTACTTTGGCCTTGGACATACTGATCTTATCGGACAGGTGGACAATGTTTCTGGATTCATCCAAAAATGGAACTATCCACAACAATCTTCTACTCTGGACTCAGAGTGGGGAACTGTGGCTAACATCCGTTTCCTCCTTTCCTCAATTGGTAGCATTACACCAAATGCTTCTCTATTAGGTGCGAACGTTTATAACATCTTCTGCGTAGGTAGAGAGGCTTATTGCTCTATCGAACAAGATGGATATAGCGCTCAATTCATCTATCGTCCGCCTATTTATGATTCACCATTGGCTCTCAACGCCTCTGTTGGTTACAAATTTGCCGAAGTTCCAAGAATAACAAACGATACCTGGGTGTTCAATCTTCGTTGCACCCTGTCATCATAAGGAGATAACTATGTCATATTCATACGCATCTGCCCTGACAGGAGTCGTAACGCAAGCTTCTACAGCTGCTAATATTTTGATTCCTATTCCAGGTTTTGGAGATTTGCTTAAATTCGAAATTTGGGATGAAACCCAATTCGGTTTAGCATCTGCTGATACAGATATGCTGCAAGCTTATTGGTTCAAAGACATGCTCCCAGGGGCTGCCTTTGTTAAAAACCGAGTAAGTGGTTCTGCTTCTGCTATCACAACAAACATGGTAACTACCAATGGATTTACATTAATAGATCCACAAGGACCATCTTTGCAAGCTGCTAAAACAGGAAGCGCTATTACTGCTGCTGATCCAGCCGTAGTAACGGTAACTTCTCATGGATATAGTGTTGGAGATACAGTTCTTCTGACTAACACCACTGGAATGCTTCAGATCGCAGGTTTCGCATTTACCATAACAGCTGTTACAACTAACACATTCACATTGGGTTATTTGGACGCTTCTGGTTTTGCTGCTGCTGCGACTAACGTAGTTGCTAGAAAAGCAAACTACTCAGCTGCATTTTATCCACGAAGAATGAGAATTACTAATGCTGGAACAGCGACCGCTTTAGGCGTAGCTGGTGCTGGAAATAGTACTATCATCACTTTAGCTGAAACGAACAACTTCACAGTTGGTCAAGCAGTAAGAATCTATATTCCTAATTCCTTTATTTCGGCTGGATCTAATCCATTCGTAAATGTTGGTGTTTTGGGTACAGCTTCTACTAGCGCACAAATTGTAGCTGCAACGATCACTGCTATTAATACTGCGGATAACTCATCCCCAGCTATCAGTAACACAATTACTGTAAATATTAATAGCACGGGGACGACTTTTGCGTTCCCAACGTCTGCAGTTGCTGCAACAGGTGTTCAACAACCTTTTGTAGAGCCAGTTGGTGAAGCTGCTACGACGTCAGCAGGTCTTGTGAATCCACAAAACCTCCTAGATGACAGAACGCGGAACACAAGTTCAGCAATCATGCAACTAGGATCTAATGTATATGGCGTCGCAAACGATGTCATCCGTTGGTTCGCATGGCGTGGTGCAGTAAATAGTTAGTTAAAATCTAGGGGGAGAAATCCCCCTTTAATTAAGGAGAAAAAATGGCTAAGAATTTAAATATAGCAGCTGCAGTGACCCCAATTAGTGGTTTGCATGTCTCAAAAGAGACTAAAGAGCTGGCTAAAGATAAGATCAAAGAATTGATCGCTGAAGAAACGAAATTGGTTCAAGGAACTTTTCTATGTTTTGAAACGCCTGGAGCATCAGCCACGATTACTATAAGAAAGTATCCTGGAGTTCCTGTCTTTACAAAGACAATGAAAGATGGAGAAAGTTATCAAGTTCCTCTCTATGTAGCAAGATTTCTAAACGGCCAAGATGTTTCCGTTGGCGCTGTTGATAATCCTAATAAAGGATCACAACTCATTGGAACCTGTCAATATGGCGTACATGGTTGGAAAATGGATCATGCTGATGATTTTAAACAGGGAATTGATACTGGTGGGACTGTAGTTCCAACTGTGGCTATCACAAAACGTGTAAAACGGTATGGTTTTAGCTATGACCATATGGGAGCCGTAGCTTAAAGTGGTCACCCCTGTTTGGCAGCCAAATTATAATATAATAAGTTCGATTACGAACGCAAACCCGGGTGTAGTCACGACGGCAAATCCTCATGGCTACTACTCTGGTTTGATAGTACAGTTTTTCTTTGGACCTGCATTTGGAATGCAACAACTGATTGGTAATACCTACACAATCATTGTCCTAAGTCCTACATCGTTTTCTATCAATCAAAACACAATCCCTTTTGATCGTTTTGTTATTGGAACTACTCTACAAGTTCCTCAAGTAGTACCCGTCGGAGAGGTGGCTTCTACTCTTAAAAACGTAGAAAGAAATCTACTTATCCCCATTGGAGGGCCATCGCCATGAGCGCATTACCAAACACTTTATCAGATATCATTTCGAAAGTTAGAAGAGTCACTGGAAGACCTTCTCAAGCTCAAATTTCAGATGTCGAAATCATCAAATATGTAAATACCTTCTATGTCTATGACATGCCTGAACATTTGAAGCTGATTTCTCTCCGATATAATTATGAGTTCCTAACACAAGCAAATATCCCTGCTTATGACTTTCCAACCGATGTCTATATCACTGCTATGCCTCCTGTCTTTATAGCCGGATATCAGACTTATATGACGCAAAGCAGACAAAATTTCTTCCGAATTAATCCACAGCTGAACTTTGAGCAAAATTCTGTTTATACTGGAAATGGAACGGTAGGGCCTTATGTTGGTAGTTTTTTAAATGAAAATAGTCCAAGTACGCCTCTAACGAGCTCTACATCATCTCAAATGTTCATTCTTCCAGGATTTAAAGCTAATCCACCAGGAGCATATTCCAATTCTGTTACGAATCCCGTCCCAGCAAAGTTTCTTCAATGGAATGTCCTAATTACAGCTCAAGGTGCTCCCAATGCCACATCAGGTATCCCTACTACGGTTTCACTTGTAGATGATGGACAAGGCAATCTTTTTGATCCTTCAGATCCTTCAACAGACGTTTTAGTGGCTAGAGGAAGCATAAATTACACAACAGGCGCTCTAGAGATTTTCTCATCGCCAAGTGGTTTTAGTTCACCTATTCCTGCAGGAAATCCTATCAATGCTCAATATATTCCCTATGTTCCTTCGAGACCTAATTGTGCTATGTTTTTTCAAGATCAGATCTTACTTTATCCCATTCCTGATCAAGCGTACACGGTTTCATTTGAAGTTTATAAATACCCAATAAGTTTCACAGTAAATCCCGATGGAACTTTTGATGGGACTTTGACACCTCAGCTCACTGAATGGTGGCAATTACTGGCTTATGGAGCAGCAGATAAGATTTTCGCTGACAATGCTGATATGGAAAGCATGGCTAAATTCAGACCTCTTTTAGATGAACAAATGAATTTAGTTTTGCGAAGAACGATTGTTCAACAGACTTCGGAAAGGACAGCAACTATCTATACGGAACAACAGGGACCAGGCCAATTTCCTTTTGGAAACAATTTTTCTAGTTTTTAGTTTTTGCAATTTCTTCATCTAAATGATTTCTTATATTTTGAAATAATTTAGAGGCCAAATCTTTGCTTTCTTGTAAATCTAAATATGAACTCAAAATTTCTGTGCCATATTTTTCTTGAAATTCTTTAAGTCTCATCATCAAATGCCAGACTTCATGTGGTTCAGTATTGTCATCCAATACAGCAGCCTTGATTCTAAGCGCAAAAGCCTCAAGTTCTTTTACCATACACACACTTCATAAATTGCACCTATTTTAGCATAGTGTTACGATGAAGTAAATGTATAAACTTTATTTGAGGCCCCATCTATGACTTTTCAAGCAAATATACCCTTATCCACCGATTTAATTAGTGTTAGTCAAGCCGATATTTTAAATAACTTTCAGGCTCTTTCAACTTCTTGGCAAGTCAATCATGTAAATTTTAACAGTAGTGGAGCTGGTGAACATACACAAGTCAGTCTTATAGCTCCAATTGCTGATCCAAATCTAGCAACTCCAAAAGCTTCCCTTTATACAAAAGCCTCGCCAACAACGATTACATCTGATCTCTATTATCAAGATGGAGCGCTAGCATCATATGTAAAGCAATTAACAGGAGGTGGAATCACTGCCGCTGCTTATTGTAGTTTTGATAATACAGGGGCTCTTCTCCCAGGAAGTTATAATGTTTCTTCAACAACACGCCTCGCTCAAGGTGTTTTTCAGGTCAATTTCACAAGAAATTTTACATCTGGGAACTATATAGCTCTTCCAGTTCCAAATTGTGTTTCAGTAGGAGGCTTCGCCATTAAGATTGCTCAAGAATCGAAAGCAATAGGTAGTTTTACTTTCTCAATCCAAAATCAGGTTAATGCTTTCGTTGATCCAGTAACTTGTGATGTAGTCTTTTTCGGTACGCTAGCGTGAGCACTGCAAAACCATATCTCATAGCCAATGTTCGGACCGGTCTTGAAAGGGATATGGAGCCTTGGCTTTTGCCAAACGATGCCTATCCTGATTTGGAAGACTGCTACATGTTTCGTGGAAGAATTCAAAGAAGACAGGGCTTTCTTCCTCTGGGTAGATTGGTAAGCGGAATCGCCCCAGTTTTTAATAACTTACCAGTTATGGGGCTTCGAACTCGCGAACTCACGACCATCAATGAGGAACAGCTCATTGGATTCGATACGATTAAGGCTAATCGCTTTTCAAATACGAGCCAATTATTTGTCGATATTTCATTTTATAAAACTTCAGGAACAGCATTTTCTTGGACAGGTACAAATTCAGATTTCTTTTGGACTACGAATTATTTGGATGCATTTTGGACCACAAATAATGTCCGAGGTTTTCAAAGCACTCCAACTGCCACTATTCCTGGAAATGGAGATGGAATTCGATGGTATGATGGAACAGGCTGGATAAATTTTTTACCACAGATTGATGCTTCAAATTTCTTGATGGGATCTCTTTTAATTGTCTCATATAGAAATCGTTTAATCATGCTTAATACCTATGAAGGGACAGCCTTTGGTGCTTTTACTAACTACCCTCAACGAGCTAGATGGTGTCAAAATGGAACACCTTATTATGATGCAAATGTACCAGCTGGATTCACCGGTGGAAATCAGGCAGATGCATGGCGAAGCGATCTAGTCGGAAAAGGAGGTTTTATTGATGCCCCAACCTCAGAACAAATTATTTCAGCTGAATTTTACAAAGACACATTGATCGTCTTTTTCGAAAGGTCAACTTGGCAACTTCGCTATACAGGAAATGAAACACTTCCATTCATTTGGGAAAGAATTAACGTAGACTTCGGAGCTGAGAGTACATTTTCGATTATACCTTTTGATGCAGGAATTATTGCTGTTGGAAATTACGGAATTATTTCATGCGATGCAACCGGCGTCAAACGAATTGACCAAATTATTCCAGATGAAGTCTTTAACTTTCATAATGGGAATGATGGACCTAAACGTGTTTACGGAATTAGGGATTATTCTCGTCAATTGGTTTATTGGACTTTTCCGAATTCAACTTCAAATCCAACATTTCCCAATAAGGTTTTGGTATATAATTACCTTGACCAATCATATTCATTTTTCAACGACTCCATCACTTGCTTCGGAACTTATCAGCCATTTAATGACACGACTTGGGCCGATTTGGCAGTGCAATGGCAGAACTTTCCTTATGCTTGGAGTAGTGGGCAATTGCAATCTGACTTCCCTTTAATCGTTGCAGGAAATCAGCAGGGATTTGTCTTTAAAAACTACAATTCAGGAGATATTTCAAATGCTCCTTCCCTCACTATTACAGCAGCCACTCAGGCCAACCCTGCAGTCATAACAAGCACCAATCATAACATGAGCACTGGGACTATAATTCAAATTACCGGTGTAGTAGGAATGACTCAATTAAATGGGAACATTTATCGTGTTTCAATGCCGACAACGAATACATTTCAAATTCAAACTTTGGATTCTTCTGGAAATTGGATAACCGTAAATTCAACAGGATTTACAGCCTATATTTCAGGCGGTTTCATAACAATTCGAAATAATTTCAACATCACCACGAAAAGATTCAATCCCTTCTTGCAAGAAGGAGATCAAATCAGAATTCAATGGGTAGATTTATTCTTGGAAGAAGCCTCTACGACCGTTTTCACGATGAATGTTTATTTAGACGAAAATCCAAATACAGCTCTTGAGGTTGATATTGTTTCTCCAAATTCAGATGTTTTGGGAAAAGTTTGGGTTCGAGCTTTCACTTCGGTAATTGGTCAATTCTGCCAATTGGAATTCAATTTCGATGATGAGCAAATGGTTGATCCAACTGTTTCAAATGGAAATGTTGTATTGCATGCGATGATGCTTTGGATGTCAGATGCTGGTCGTTTGACATATGGAACTATCACATGACGACATTTCAACCGGCAAATTCAAATGCTGTCTTTTTACCTACTACAATTCAATATCCAAAAGATCCAGAAGAGCTGATCATAAGACTTAATAAAGCCTATGAAGATACCGCGACCAGACTGAATATAAAACAAATTGGAATATTCGATTTTGTTGAATTTTTGACAGGTGAGCAATGGCCTGTTATTGGTAATCCCCAACAGAAAAGACAGACATTTCGAATTATATTCAATTTTGGAGCTATAGCACCTGGTGCGACAGCAGTAACCGCTCATAATTTAACCGGGATTACAGTTTTTACTCATATATATGGTGCAGCTGTTACAGCGATTCCAGACAATAGGCCAATCCCATATGCATCAGCAACCGTAGTCACAAATCAAATTGAAGTGAATGTTGATGCGGCAAATGTGAATGTCACAAATGGGGCGACAGCTCCTGCCATAACTTCGGCTTTCATTATTTTGGAATACCTGAAAAACTAACGCTTGATGCAGGATTTGAACCTGCGACATCGAAATTAACAGTTTCGCGCTCTAACCAACTGAGCTAATCAAGCAATTGGTTCGTCAGGTAGTGGCATCCAGTATAAGACATTTTCTTTTATCCGGTTTTCACCATAATCTTCTATCCAATCCTGATTATTAGAATACCAGCCTCTATAACATTTCTTTTCTCCTGAGTCTTTGTCACTATATGCCATTCTAAATGCCACTTCGCATCTCCATCCATCACCTTCACTAATCAATATCAAAACAGGTTTATAATCTTGTGGGTTTATTTTATCAGTATGAATCCATTCCATAATTTCTCCATTGCTAGCGAAAGGAATTGAACCCTCAACCGTCAACTTACAAGGTTGCTGCTCTACCATTGAGCTACGCTAGCGTGTCAAATAATTAGTTTAATGTTACCATAAAGAAAAATAGGTAAAATATGCCCAAAGGCTACTCCTCCTTCAATACAGGTACAAAACAACAGTCAAACTTCCTTCAACAACTCTTAAGCCAATTGACAGGTCAATCCTCTGATATTGGTCAAAATCCATTATTTCAACAAGGGTCTAATTATCTCCAGCAACTTCTTTCTGGAAGTCCAGAATCTTCAGCAGCTTTTGAAGCTCCGGCTATGCGTCAATTTAATGAACAGATTATTCCAGGAATAGCTGAACGCTTTTCAGGTTTAGGTGCAGGTGCACAATCATCTTCAGCTTTTCAACAAGCTTTGGGGCAGGCCGGAGCAGGATTGTCAGAAAACTTGCAAGCCTTAAGGTCTGGATTGCAAATGCAAGGAGCTCAACAAGGATTGCAATATGCCCAGCAGCCTATTTCGAATTTACAAGGATTCGGTTCACTTGGACTCGGAACTCAGACTAAAGGATTCATGCCTAAACAGCAGCCTTTCTGGCAACAGCTTCTCGCAGGATTAAGTGGAGGAGCAGGTCAAGCTGCCGGTAATATTTTCGGAAGCAAACTGGGGATGTTCTAATATGCCAGCACCATTCATATTGCCAGCCAATCCAACATTCGGAACACAGCTAGCTCAGCAATTGAGCCAAGGTGTTAATAAAGGACTTGAAAAAGGTATCGCTGCTGGATTAAGCGGAATGCTCCAACAGAAGAAGGAGCTTGGAAAAGCTGCAACCAATGTTAATTTGATCGCCAAACGTTATGGAAAGGATGCTTTCGATGCACCTAAATTGGCTGAACTTCAAAATCGAACCTCACAATTAATCAAAGAAGGAAATCTATCGGCTCAAGATGCTTCATTGCTTGCCTTTTTGGAGAATGATGAAAAGGGACGAGAACAGCAAGAATTAGAAGAAAAGGAAAATCCCCAAAAAGGTTCTCTTTTCAATGACAAAGAAATAAGAAAATCAATCGAAGAAGATCAACAAAAATCTTTCAATCAATTAAAAGAAACTTGGGAAAATATTAAGGGAGCAGGATCACAATTTCTAAATCCTTTTATTGGACATTTAGAGACAGTAAATAAACTCCTAGATTTAACTCAAATGCCTCAAAGATATATAGCTTCCAAAACTAATGGGGAATCAAATAAAGAGTTTTTTGAGAAGGAGGGCGAAAGATTTAATAAAAAATTAGATTTGCAAGATGCCTGGACAGAGATCACGGAAGGAAGAAATTTACCTAAAAACATAGGTGATCGACTTATTCAAGCATGGATTGGAGCAGGAGGGCATCCAGCTGGAGCGGTTGTTCAAGGTTATCAGGAGTTAAAAGATGCTTTTGGAATTCAAACACCTGAATGGATGCAGCCCATTGAAGATTCACTTTTATTTGTTTTGGCAGTCAAAAATGCTAAAAAGTTCGACTTGAGAAATTCTCCTGCAACTCGATATCTTCTAAAAAGAGCTCAAGTAGTAGCAGATAAAATCCAACAACCTGTTGAAAGCGTAATTCAAAAAGCAGCTAATGAAGGGAATGTAAATCTTCAAAAAGCAGCTTCTGGCGATGTAGCAGAAATTAACAAATTAAAAGGCAGAATTACAGCAGAATCTCCAGGTTCCGAGAAAGTCCAAGCAACTGAAAAGACTGTTTTCAATCCAAAAGAGGCAATTAAACAGCGCGAAGCTCACGGAAAAAAACTAGAAGCAAGTCCATTTCGTGAAAATTTCGAAATTGAAAATAAGAAAGCTAAAACCGAAGCTGGAAAAACTCCAGAAACCAAAGCAAAAGAAGCAGAAGTCGCAAGAAGACTTGAACCGAAAATCGCTGAATTAGAAAAGCGAATAGATTCTAGTCGAAAAGAATTGGCACGAATGGAATCTTATGCCCAAAAATATACTGGTTCAGCGAAAGATCGATTAAAACAAAATATTGAATTCAAAAGAAAAGCCATCGAAAAACAGATGGAAGAGCTAAAAGATCTACATTATGAATTGAAAAATGGAAAACCGAGACCTACTGAAGCTCAATTAGAAATTGATGCTCAAAAATCAGCACAGAAAATTGTTGATCAAGTCAAAAATCCAACGCCTGAAAACTTGAAAGCATTTGAAGATCAATTGGCAAAAGATCAAAGATTCTTGGATCGTGCAGCTAAAATTAAAGAACGTGGTGAATTCACTAATGATGTCCAGCCAGATACACATATCAGGACAATGGAAAAATATCAAAAAGCCTATGATGCAATGATTATGAAATTGAAAGATGAAATTAATAGTTTGAAAGGAGCTCGAGATGCAGAATCTTTGAAAAGGATTTCGGAGAATCGCGAGGCAATTAAACGGCTTGAACAACGCCAAAAAAGACATAAGGCTAATATCACGAATCAAAGAGAAAAAATCACTGCTTTAGCATCAATTCAGGGACCATCCGGAGCTCTTTATAAAAATCAGATCAAACGCACCCAAGGGGATTTGAAAGAATTTCAAAAGGATTTCGCAGAATTCAAAAAGAGAGCTGAAACCAAATCTGAAATTGGAACTGAGAAAAAAGGTCAGCAAGCAATTAAAGAAAGCGGGAAAGAATTTGAAAAAGCTACGAAAGTTGGAGAAGAAGTAGGGAAGAATCCGACTGAGGAAAATATTGCCAAAGCTGCTGAAGAGACAGGATTAAAGCCTGAAGAGATAAAAACTGAGCAGAAAAAATTGGGGGAGTTGTTCAAAGAACATGCTGAGAAGGTGAGGGAAGGGAGAGCAACGGAGAGAGATGTAAAGTCTACCGAAAGAGAAATCAATAAAACCCTTGGGAAGTGGAATCATCGTTTAAAAGGAACTGCAAAAAGCCTAGCATTAAGTTATATTACAGGCGTGGCAAAAGGGATAATTGAAAATGAAACTGGTGTAAAAATTCCTTCTTCATATTTGACTCTTGCATCTACCGTTTTAGGTAAGCCAACTAGATTGCCCGGACGCTTTGTTGGGTTATCTTTAGGAACCAGAACCGCGAATGCTTTTTATAATTCTATTGAATCATCTAAGCTAAAAGATTTAAGAAAAAATCCAATTAAATATTCAGAGTATGTTCAGAACCTAAGAAAAAGATATAGTGCAAAAAGGGTTAACGAGATGATTGAAGGATCAAAAAAATAACCAACTAACAAACCAATAAAATGTTCCACATATCAAAAAATTAATTCCAAATTCTTTTGTTATTTTCTCGATTGCTTTTTCTGTTTTATCTTCTTGTATTTCCAGAGCTTCATTTTCCATTTTCTATCTCCTGTCGTGTTGTAATTAATTCTGGTGGGAAATGACCCTTCACCATTAAAACAGCTTTCATTACAGCCATATCTTTTTCTAGAACTACAAATCTGTTGTCGACTTGTGTAAATTTATGATTCATCCAAAGGATAGAACTAACGATCCCTCCCAAGACTATTACGGTATCAACATGCCTCTTAACCCAATTCATCGATCTTCTCCTGCTGATATCTCAGCTCTTCTTCTTTCGTTATCGTTAATCGTTTCGTCATGTATTCGTCTACCTCTTCAAAGGTAGGATCTTTTCCTAATTCGATGGTGAGCATCTCTTCGTATAGGAAGAAGGAGTCATCCATTTAAGTTTTTTCCAGGAGCATTTTTTGCCATTTTGTAAGAACGAGCTTCCCACTGACCTCTTTCAAAAAAGGCACCTTCTAGGCGATTAAGTCGACCATCGATACTTTTGATATCATTTTTTATTGAATGAAGATCTTCTTGGAGAATTTCAATCGTTTTCAATAGTTTACCCATGGATATAAGAAGACGAATTATTCCAAATCCAATTCCAGATCCAATAATTAATGTGATAATTTCAAAAGTTGTCATAATTCACCTCTATTTCCTCTATAGTTTACCCTACCAGTTCCTTTATGCCAAGTCATACAAATTCTTTTCTTAAAATAATCTTTTGACAAACATCTTCCCCGTTGTTAGTGTAAAGTTAAATCTTTAACCAATGGGGGACGGTCATATGCCACAAAAGCTAAGACCAGCGGCTGAGAGCCTTTACGGCTTCCCACAGCCCACGCAATCGAATCTATTACCACCAATCATAGCAAAAAGAGATCCTACATCAGCAGATACTGGATATGCTCTTGGTCAACTATGGATTAATAAAAGCTCAAACACAGTAAACATTCTTTCATCTGTAGCGGCTGGATTAGCCAACTTTGTTTCTGTTAATGCTGGATCTGGAAGTGTTAACTCAATTAACGCCTTAACTCCTTCCGGCGGTAATATAACGATTGCAGGGACTGCTAACGAAATTGGCATAGCAAATGCTGGTAGCACAGTTACCCTTTCCCTTCCTGCCACTCTTGCTGCCCCTGGAAGCTTAACTGTTGCCAGCACTTTAGGTGTAACAGGCGCGACTACATTATCAGGTGGTGTCACTGTAACAGGTGGATTAACTACTGACACATTAAACGTTTCTGGAAACTTTACTATTGGATCTGGAGCTGGCGATGTTGTAACTATTGGTAATACAAGCGGTGCAACTGCAGTAACTATCTCTGTAGGTACAGGTAACCTGGCTATCACAGGTGCTGCTACTTCAACAATGACGATTGGTACAGGTCTCACAACAGGTACTATCTTAATTGGTGGAACAGCAGAAACGGGTACAATTACTTTAGGATCATCTTCTGGTACTAACACTGTAGCTATTGGCGCAGGCGCTGGTGCTACAACTGTCAATATTGCTAACGGCACAACTGGTAACACTATTGCTATCGGTAACGGCGTTAACGTAGGAACACAAGTTGTCAATATCGCTTCAGGCGCTGCTGGTGCAACATCAACAGTTAACATCTTAACTGGTATTTCAACTGCAGGAACTCAAACAGTCAACATCGCAACTGGAGCTGCTGCTTCAACAACTAACATCGGAAACATCACAGGTGCTTCCGGTATGACGTTAAAAGTAGGAACAGGAAATTTCTCATTAGATGGTGCTGCAACTTCTACATATACCTTTGGACCTTCAACAACTTCAGGAACTATCAACTTTGGTGGAACTGGTGCTAATACTGGAACTATGACAATTGCTGGCGGAACAGGTGCTCAAACAATCAACATCGCTAATAGCACAGGTGGAAAAACTATCGCTATTGGTGCAGGTGCAGGTGCTAACTTAGTCAGCTTAGGAAGTGCAACAGGTGCTTCTTCTCTGACACTGAGAACTGGAACAGGCAACTTCTCACTTGATGGAGCTGCTGCAACTACATATGCAGTCGGCGCTTCAACAACTACAGGAACTATCACAATCGGTGGAACAGTTCAAACTGGAACAATGACACTTGGATCTAGCTCAGGCACGAATACGCTCGTAATTGCTGGTGGTGCAGGTGCATCAACGGTTCAGATTGCTAATGCTCAAGTCGGCGGATCAGTTGCAATTGGTGCTGGTATGACAACTGGAACAATCACTATCGGCGGTACTGGTCTACAAACCGGAACTATTGGAATTGGAACTGGAACAGGCGCACAAACCGTTAACTTAGCCACTGGTGGCACAGGAATTAAAACTGTGAACGTCGGAACAGGTGCAGTTGCAAATGTCGTTACAATCGGAACAACTACAGGTGCAGCTTCTACTTCGATTCTAGCTGGAACAGGTGGATTGTTCTTAACAGGCGGCCAACGTCTCCCAATCACGAACGTAAATAATGCGGCTACGCCTTATGCGTTACTCGGTGGAGATCAATTTGTAGCGGTCGATCCGACAGCTGGAGTCGTTTCAATTACCCTTCCTGCTTCTCCAACAACTGGAAGATTCATCACAGTTTATGACGCTACTGGTCAAGCCGGAGCTCATACAATTACTGTTGATGGTAATGGTAAAAACATTAGTGCAGCTGGAACTAGTGCAGCGACTAAAACACTGACTACTGCTTATCAGTCAATGAACCTCTGGTATAACGGCACGATTTGGAACGCTCAGATCATAACTTAAGGGTAATCCTATGGCTTTCGGTACAAGAGTACAATTTAATCCCCTCGGAACCGTTGCTTTTGGTTCCCTAACAGGAAGTTATACTGCACTGGGTCCGCCTATGCCAGGTCATGCCAGAGTTGTTAAATTTTCTAATTCCACGAATCAAGATGTCTTAATTTCAGCTGATGGAGTGACAGATCACCTTAGAGTAGCTACAAATAGCTTCGTTTTGTTTGATTTCTCGAGTAATAAAATTCAAGAAGATGGCCTCTTCGTACAGAAAGGCGATCAATTTTATGTGAAATATGCGGCTGCCCCAGCTTCAGGCAACGTATGGATAGAGGTAATCACTGCCGCTGGAGGTGTCTAATGTCTCAAGCGGGAGTATTATCTGGAGGATCTGGAGGCGGTGGTTCAGGAATTCTTGATATCACTGGTAATTCCGGTGGTGCTGTTGGTGCTGATGGTGCCAACAATATTAATTTATTGGGATCTGGAACCATTACTGTCACAGGAAACCCCGGAACAAATACCTTAACCATTTCTCAAAATGGCACTGTTGCCACTTCGTATGTAACGGGTGCAGGAACTGCTGTTCCTTCTGCAGGAGTCTTAAATGTTTCTGGTGGCACTGGAATCTCTACTTCAGGTGCTGGAAATACAATAACAATTACAGCGACTAGTAGTTCAGGGATCACAACCCTTGACGGCAATAGCGGATCAGCAACTGGCTCTACAGTTACAGTTACAGGCTCAACTACAGGACTCACTTTTACAGGTTCAGGTAGCACACTTACTCTAGGTGGTGTTTTAGCTGCTGCCAATGGTGGAACAGGCGTAGCTAATTCTAATACGATCACGTTAGCTGGTAACCTTGTAACATCTGGAGCGAACTCAATCACTTTTACCTCAACAGGCCCGACAAATGTAACTCTTCCTACATCTGGAACTCTTCTTAATGAAGGAACAAAATTAACAAAATTCACATCTTCTGGAACATTCACTAAAGACGCAAGAACCGTTTCAGCACTTATTGTTATTTGGGGAGGCGGAGGTGGGGGTGGTAGTGGAAGAGTCGGTGTTGCATCAAACGCCTATTTTGGTGGTGGTGGAGGCGCATCTTCTGGGGTTATATATACCGAATGCGATGGTTCATTTATCGGAGCTACAGAAACAGTAACTGTTGGAGCTGGAGGCGGCGGCGGTGCATCGCCTGGAACTGCAACCAACAACGGAATCAATGGTAATCCTCCTGGTGCTACATCTTTTGGGAATTTAGTTGTTACTGTCACTTCAGGAAACATTTTTGGTTCGGGTGGCGGGGGTGGTAGTGGCGCAGGAGCGATTCCAGTAAACCAATTGCAATTATTAACGGGCTCTCAAGCTATTCCAATGAACGGCGGAGCTAGCGCGACTGCAGGTACAGCTGCAAACGGATCAGACAACCTTACAACATTTGCTTTCTCATCAATTATCCCAACTGGTGGGGGTGGGGGTGGGGGATCAGATGCTTCTAACAACCAAAGAAATGGTGGCAGAGGCGGTCAAATTACCAATCGTGCAGGAACCGTGATCATCGCTGGGGGCGCCGCTGGAACTGTTGGTGCTGGCCAAGGTGGTAGTAATGGAAACGACATGGTTTCAGTTACATCAGGCGGGATGTGGATAGCTGCAACTGGGGGCGGAGGCGGAGCGGCTAATGCTGCAGGTACAGCCGGTTCCGGTGGAAACGGTGGAACTCCTGGAGCTGGTGGTGGGGGCGGTGGTGCTGCTGTAACTGGTTTCAACTCAGGTGCTGGTGGAAATGGAGCCCGTGGAGAAATTTGGATCTATGAACAATTTTGAGGTTATATGAATAGATGGGGCGTAATCGATCAAAACACAAATATAGTTGTTAATGTCATAATCTGGAATGGAGTTGATCCATGGAAACCTCCTGCAAATACATATGTAATCCTGAGCGAAGATGCTGAAATAAATTGGATCTATAATCCTCAAGACGGAACTTTCACCAATCCCAATAGCTCGGTTGAAGATTAATGTCACAATCAGGTGTTTTAACAGTCATAACGAGCGGGGGTGGATCGACAATTGAGACCCTGACAGGCAATACCGGAGGAGCAGTCCCACCTGATGGCTCTTTCAATATAAATATATTAGGAAACAATAGCACAGGTATCAATGTTATTGGAAATCCTGGAACAAATACTCTTACAATTGTCTCTCTTCAATCTACTACAACTCAAGAAGGAAGCATAACATTAGCAACTAATGCTCAAGCAATAGCTGGGACCGATTCGGCAAATGCCATAACTGCTTCAGCTCTCGCTGCAAAATTAGGCACACAAACCGCTCATAGTTTAGCTCTCTTTGAAGGAACAAATGCTGCTTTAGTTCCTTTAGGAGCTGCGATAAATGGACAAATTCCTATTGGATCAACAGGTGCTGATCCTGTTTTAGGCGTTATTACTTCCACTGGTGGCACAATCACAGTCACTAATGGCGCAGGCAGTATAAATTTAGATGTAGCGGCTGGAACACATGTTCTTGAGACACTCACAGGAAATACCGGAGGGGCATTAAATCCGACAGCAGGGAATATAAATACACTTGGGACCGGAAGCATTACGATAGCAGGATCAGGAAGCACACTCACAACACAACTTACTGGCTTAACTAATCACGCGGTCCAAGTAGGCGCTGGCACAGCATCTTTAACGCAACTAGCAGTTGGAAGTAACGGTCAGGTTCTGATTGGTGCAACAACTGCCGATCCGGCTTTTGCAACATTAACATCATCAGATAGTTCAATTTCATTCACAACAGGGGCTAACACTCTTTCTTTACAAGTCGCTGGTGGAAGCACAACGATTAAGACAATTACAGGAAATTCTGGAGGAGCCGAATCACCTTCTGCCGGAAATTTCAACATCGTAGGCACTGGAAGTATCACAGTTGCCGGAACGGCTAATACAGAAACTGTACAACTTACAGGTTTAACAAATCATAATGTTCTTATTGGAGCTGGCACTGCAACTATTACTAAAGTCGCGCCATCAGCGACTTCAGGCATTCCATTAGTATCAAATGGAGCTAGTTCTGATCCTTCATTTACCACTGCTGTCGTAGCAGGTGGTGGAACTGGTGTTGTAACGATGACAACCGCTTATGCTCCAGTATGTGCCGGAACAACCGCAACAGGTGCTTTACAGGTAGCTTCGACTGGATTATCTACTTCTGGATATATTTTAACGTCAAATGGTTCATCAGCATTGCCAAGTTTTCAGGCTCCGGCAGCTGCCACCTTTTCAGTTGTCATTCAAGTATTTACCTCAACCGGAACCTATACCCCTACAACCGGAATGCTTTATTGCCAAATTGAATGTGTGGGAGGTGGTGGAGCAGGAGGTGGAACAGATATCACTTCATCTGTACAAAATGCTGTAGGAGGCGGTGGAGGTGGAGGTGAATATACAACAGCTATCTTTAGCGCTGCTACAATCGGAGCGAGTAAAGCCGTAACTATTGGCGCAGGGGGAACGGCTGTAAGTGCTGGCACTGGGAATACTGGCGGTACGACTTCTGTTGGGGCAACATTAATTTCAGCAATTGGTGGAACTGGAGGAGGGACTTCTGGGACAATAGTAGCTACTGGCACGGCAACTGGGGGAATTGGAGGAACAGGAGGAACAGGAGCTACCTATGCCGTTCCTGGACAACAAGGAACATATGGATGGGGCCAGTTAGGTGTTATTGATGTAGGAGGCGGTGGAGGTAATTCTTTAAAAGGATACGGTGGAACTTCAACAGCGTCAGCAGCTGGAGGAACAAATTCGGGAAATCCTGGTCAAGTCTATGGTGGTGGTGGTTCAGGAGCAAGAAGTGGTATTTCTCAGAGTGCTAATGTAGGAGCAGTTGGAGCCGCTGGAATTGTCATAATAACGGAATATATATAATCGCGTGAGGAATAATTATGCCATATATCAATCTTAGCACTCTTACTTATCCTGCAACTAATGCTTTCCCAGGGGGAACTTGGGAAGATACGCGCAATCCTACATCTAATGATTTTCGTAATTTTCACATTGGTGTAACTTGGATTAACTTCATGAACAAATCTGTTTGGTTCATGGTCGATAAGACTGCAACTTCTGGAACTTGGATTCAAGCTGCTATTAATGCGACTGGGATTCTCGATATTACAGGAAATTCTGGAGGGCCAGTTGGTCCAGATGGTTCAAATAATATTAACCTTCTAGGATCTGGAACTCTTTCTATTGCTGGTAATGCAGGAACAAATACCTTAACCATTTCTCAAAATGGGACTGTTGCTACATCTTATGTTGAAGACAGTGGAACTGCCATACCATCTGGAGGCGTTTTAAACATTATCGGTGGGTCAGGTGTTAATACTGTAGGATCTGGCAATACGATTACGATCAATTCAATGTCCTCGGTTCCTCTTCAATTTACAGAAGATGCTGGATCTGCCATACCCTCTGCAAATAATCTTAATGTTTTTGGGGGGACAGGAATCTCTACTTCTGGAGCAGGTTCGACAGTAACTGTTTCAACTACAGGCACCGTCGCTACACTTTATACAGAAAATTCAGGAACAGCGGCTCCTTCTGGTCATAATTTAAACGTTTTAGGAGCCTCGGGCATTTTAACTTCTGGAGCGGGATCGACCATAACGATTATACCCGGTCCAAGCATAGCCACGACATATACAGAAAATAGTGGAACAGCTACCCCTACAGGAAATAACCTCAACATACTTGGCGCATCTGGGATTTTAACATCTGGGGCTGGAGCAACTGTAACAATAACCCCCGGATCTACTTTAGCTACTCTTTATACTGAAGATACGGGTACTGCTGCGCCATCTGGAAATAATCTTAATGTCAAAGGTGGAACTGGAATTGCTACTTCAGGAGCTGGATCGACGATAACTATTGCAACCGCCGGCGATGTAGCAACAGAATATGATGAAGATGCGGGATCTGCCGTTCCAGCATTAGGAAAACTTAAGATTGTTGGTGGAACTGGAATCTCTACATCGGGCGCAGGAAATACCGTTACAATTACAAATACATCATCTTCTGCTTTGACATTCCAAGAAGATGCTGGAACAGCTACTCCTTCCGCTGGAATAATTATGATCCGAGGTGGTACAGGGATTTCAACATCTGGAGCAGGTAGTACCGTAACGATTGCCACTACTGGAACTGGACCACCAATAACTAAAATTTCGAATCAAGTTTTTACTTCTTCTGGAACCTATACTCCAACGGCAAATATGGTTTATTGCCAAGTTACATCTGTGGGTGCTGGAGGAGCTGGTGGAGGTGCTGTAGCAACTGGAGCAAATCAATTTTCTGCTGGTGGGGGCGGGGGGAGTGGGGAATATTCTGTAGGAATTTTTAATGCTGCAACTATTGGAGCTTCACAGGCTGTAACGATTGGAACTGGAGGAACGGGTGTTTCTGGTGCTAATGGAAATAATGGTGGTAATTCAAGTTTAGGAGCTCTCATTTCTTCTTTTGGTGGTTCAGGTGGTCTTGCAAGCCCTTTAAGTACTGCAGGATCTTTTATAGGAGGAGGAGGTGCTGGAGGAACTGGCGGAGCTGGAGGAAATTATAGAACTCCGGGAAGTCCAGGATTAAATGGTTTAGCTGGAGCTACTGCTATAGTCGCTTTCGGAGGAACGGGTGCGAGTTCTCAACTTGGATCTGGAGGATTAGAAGTTCCAGGATTTGGTGCTGGATCTAATGCATTAGGATTTGGAGCGGGAGGAAATGGAGCTGATCAAGGACTAGGAGGAGGAGCATTAGCAGGTGGTAATGGATCTTCTGGAATAATCACAATCTTAGAATATATCTCATGATGAACATTTTAATTTTTATGCCAATCGGCTTCATATTGGCTTATCTAAGCCATCTAGCTCTGAACGTTCTCGATATTTCCTAATCGAAGCCTTTAAAACATTGATCTGCTCTTCTTCTTCAGTATGAATCAAAATCCTTGGAGCAATTTGCTTATGAATATCTTCTACAAATTCAATGGCCAACTTCCTTGATACCTCATCAGCCATTTCGGGAGCAAAAACTTTGCACCACAACGCCCATATGAAGATGCTATTCTCAATCTTTTCGTATGCGAATTCAAGCATATCCGCTTCATCTTCGAAACACGTACGAGAAAATTCTTCGAGATCGGAGTTTTCGGACATTGGGGCCTCTGATACATGTGCATAGCTCAGTTAAGGTTTTTTCTGTTAGATATTTTCTTTTTGAGAGTTCCAATAAAATAACTCGATGGATTTTTCATCTTAATCTTTTTCTCCTGATAGCGACAAGCCTCTAAAGTATCCTGAATCTCATGTTCGGTAGCAAACATCGAGGCATATTCTTTGGCTTTATCATCTAATCCTCCTATTTCCTTCAGAGAAGCATTTATGCAAACGTTCTTTTCTACGTTCTTAGGAACGTTTGTATTTCTTTCTTTTGTAAGAGTTTCTTTTGTGTCTGTCTTTAGGACAGGGGTCCCTCTGTCTTTAGGACAGGGGTAAGAATTATTTGAATCGTCTATGGGTATTTCAAATTCGTTAGGATTTTCGACCACCAAACTGTACCACACCTTTTCACGACCAATTGGTCCTTCTTTATGTTTTATGACAAGTTTTTTTGCGATTAAGGTTTGAAGCGAACGGCAAACAGATTTTTCTTCCATGCCTGTTTTTTCCACGAATTGTGAAAGGCTGATTCGATCCCATTGTTTATTGCCCCATCCAAAGGTTTGGCGCATGATAACGAGCATCACGCGAAGCTCTCCTTCTTTCAAAGTCTTAGCGACTTCGTCAAAAAAATCATTTGGGGTCTGGGTGTAGTTTGGTTTGTTGAACATTGGTTCTCCTATTTTGTTAGGAGAAGGGTGACAAGATTTAATTTTCGTTGCTTGAAAATAATCCCGAAACGTAAGATGATCAGCATATCACTACTGAATCATCTTTTGGGGGGGGCTGTCCGGCCTCCCTTCTCATTTATAGCGTTCATCCTAACCAACCAACCAAAATCTTGTCCATTACAGTTTTCAAGTGAACTTTAGACTTGAACAATTAATAATTTTCGCCTAAGATACTAAGTGCGAACAAACCGCAGGAGCATTATGCAAGATAATCTTGAAAGCAAAATTAAAACATATAACGAGAAGTCTTTTCAACATGCGCAAAATTGGAAAAAAATTCGTGCGCTAGTCAACTATTCCAAGGCAATAGGGGATTTCGCTGAATGGGAGGCTCTAGAATTCGTTATCCGGTACTTTAGCAAGGATTACCTTGATGAAGCACAAGAATCGTTTTTAGACTATGTTCTAACGAAATATGGAGTTGAGTATGATAAATGGTGCTATCAGACACAATGGGTCAAGAAGCAGCTCAAAAAAGAAGAATCGCAAATGGAGTTTTTCTTCCCAGATTTGGAGAAGGCTCAAATCGAGGCTAGATCGAAAATGCCATTATTCAGTAAGCTTGAGCGCTTTAAAATTTACGATTACGAGGCTATGTGAACGATCCCCTGATTTGGTGTCTAGGTTTTTTGGCTTTCGGGCAGTGTGGGAAAGCTTTGATTGATCTTTGGAGCTTTAAAATTATGATCAAAGCTATGAAAAAAAGAGACGAGATACATGAAAATGAATGGGAATCTCTTCTTGTGCATTTAGAAAACATTTCAAATAGGCTCAGTTATATAGAAGAGGACATGCGGACTTTGCGTTTAAACTTACGTGAACTCCAAGATGATATTTTTGATGTGGTCATAAAGAATGAGGGAGTAAATAAAACAGGAGCTAGAGGTCCATATGGGCCAAGAAAGAAAAAACAACTTGAGCATAAAAAAACCCCACCAGAAAACTGATGGGGCCAAGAAGGACTAGAATGGTAAAAAAAAGGAAGCGCTAGGCTCCGTCTTTATTGATAACAGTTATACGCCATTTTTCACAAGGAGGCTTTCTGTATTGTTCTAAATTCACGCCGATGAGTTCAGGGACAAGTTTATAATCGACTTGACCTTTGCAGACCGATCTGGTTAGTCTTCCATTAGAACTTTTAGTATTTTTGCCTTTAGCCAGTTCGATTAACTGATCTCTGACATGCTCTTGTGCTTGCTTTTTGACGTGGAGTTCATCATTAATTTCCTGATATTCATTCAAGAGATCGATGAACTTTTTATCCTCCAACACTGTGTAGTCTCGATCGGTAAGCGGGGGTGGTTCTTGGGTTACCATATACTGATAGAACTTTTCCTGAGATATCAACATCTCTTTTATGAAATCTCCATCAGGAAAAACCTTTAAAGCAATTCCATTCCCATTGAAATAGCAATAATAATATGCCA